CACAATCTTGACCTTGGACTTTTCAATAATATTCATGGCACTGAGTCCAGCGAACATCTCACCTCCGTCACTGCAGATGTTAATACGGATTTCAGGTGTGAAACCCGGGAAGTCAATGGCTTGCTTCAGTAGTCTGTTTTCGAGCTTCTTGAGCTCTTCGGTAAACTCCAAGATATCATCCGTCGTTACATCGCTGTAAAAGAACATTTCATTTCCGATGATGCGGGTCGTCTTAAAGTCGCCCTCAGCACCAGTAGCGATTGGCAAAATTGTAGGAGCTGGCATCTTATACCGAGTATACACGTACACGTTTTAAGTTACTTTTTGTATCTTTTAAATGCAGATTTACTCGATTGAAATTCTGGTTTTTTCTCGTATTTTTTAAATGCAGAAGTCTTGGATGGTGTGATTTTCCTTTTTAGTGGTATAGTATAGGACATAACACCCTTCACAAGATTTTTCATTTGTCTATTGACTTCCTGTCGTGCACTGTTTACTACACCGGACATATTAAGTTTGCTAGTGGCGGTGTTATTGGTGGACATTTATATATTCTTTTATTTTTTTCTTGATCTGGGATACCTCACGTGGTTTGAGCTTATTCCCTATACATAAGTGATTAATGACGTCAAAATCCTGTGGTGTGAGTTTATATTGTGTGTACATTTCCATATTCCCCTGTTTTGCGTATTGTCGCATGAGTGAGAGCTCTTGATGAGACATACCACGCGTTTTTCTTGAAATATTTCCTAGTTTCTGGCTTCTCATTTTATAATTACCGTATTTTGTCCAAAAGCTACCGGGTCTTATTATGGTTTTATCTATCTTTTCACCTAAATAGTAAGCCGGTGTAGATATTATAGAGTTCGTAAAGTATAACATTGAATCCCAAAACCCACTGTATATGCTCGAGTCGTGTAAATCTGCATCTGAAAGAGCTTGTGAAATTTTGTGTATGTTTACATTTGACGATTCCGGGTAATTTTCATGTACAATACCCCATACATGACCATGTTCACACATGGCATCTGATGACTTTACGATTTCTCTGTCACATAGTAACGACACGGCAACTTCCTTTGGTTCTATGAATTCATCCTTTTCATCGGAAAATTCTATATAATGAAAAAAGTTATGTATATTCCCCTTACACGCTTCTGCGGCTTTCATAGCACCAGACACACCCGGCCTCAATGAAGCGATTTGTTCGGGTGTGCGTTTCGGTAATATTATGAGTTTGAAATTTGATATGAGATAGACACTTGTTGAACACACAATAAATGACCCTTTCGTGAATGGATTGCCCTCAGATACTCGATCTACTATCTGTCTTTGTGCGATCACTTCATGTCTATAGTCATCTAAATATGTGGTCATTTTAGAGTTTCTTAGTTCATCCTTAAATTTCAAATCGGGTGTTATTTCTATAGAATTGTATTCATCTAAAACGGCATTAAGTATGAATGATTTACCCGTACCAGACGCACCACAGATCATTACATGTTTACCTTCATTTATGTATGTACGTAACAGGTCTATTTCTTTTTGGTGGAGCGTATTGGACACAGTCTTTTTTTGTGTTTTTATTTTAACAAAGGCGTCCATGGCTGAAAAAAGAACTGATGATCTCGCTAATCAGGCTATAGATATTATTTTTGAAAATAATGCGATCCAGGATAGATTGATAGACCCAATAAAAAGGAAGGTTATCCCTTACCTATTATGTTTTGGTGTCTTTAATCTAATCCTGTTTGTGTTAGTCGCTTTCATAGCCAGTCGCGTGTTTACTCACCCTTCTTCTTCGTCTTCTTGAGACGCCGATTCCACGTCTACCTCTTCCTTCTTTACTGGCTCCTTCTTTGTAAAAGATTCAACAAACTCGGACGCACGTCGGCGAATTCCAGTCTTTTTCAATGGATCTTCTGCAATTTTATTTCCGGGCATGACCCGTCCACGTAACTCGTCCAGTTCATCCTTTAATTCTCCTTCGGTTAGGTTTCTTTCCCGTGGATCTTTGAGAAGACTCATGATTGAATATTCCTTGATTGCCTTGAAAGGGAGTATTGGGTGAACGTGTAATATTTCTGGCTTTGTAAAGACGTCATCACCTGGGAATTCCTTGTCGAACGCAGTTAAGATTGATTTGGGTATGGGTGGACTTTGTTCTATGAGCCTGTCCATTTCTTGTTGACAATCATGAACCATGTCACTTCCATCCATCGATCTGTTTACGAGTGAAAGGTTGAGTTCAAGTCTAATTTTTCGCGACAGTTTACCATACAATTGTGACGCAGAACGATGACTCTCCATGAGTTCGTTAATCTTCAAAAATTGCATGATAGTCGCAATAATACCGGCTATGAGGTTAAAACCTCCGATGATGGATGGTACAGATGAACGTATACTAATGGGGAATTGTTCTTGGGCGAAATTTGCGGTACCGGTTATGGTAGAGAGCACGATAACAGGGAGAGTAAAACGCATACTTAATTTTTGAAACATGAGAAATGCTTGGTAATTTAAGTATCTATAGCACGCGGCGGCTTCACCCCACTCTTTGAGTACTTTTTCCTGTTGAGGGTGCCATTTCCTCGGTGGCTCTGGTTTCTCTATGTCTTTGGGAAACCCCTCGATGGCGTTATTATTTTCTTGCTCCATATAAATAGATGAATATTATATTCTTCGTTCACCTCGTATTATTTGGCGCGGTACTCGTAACACCCTTCCTGAAAAATACAGAGTTGCTTGAAATGTACAGCATAGTGGTTCCATTCATCTTTTACCATTGGTCTGTGAATGACGACACGTGTGCGCTCACACAGATGGAAATGTTCGTTACCGGAAACAGTAAGGAAGAGACATTCTTTGGTCGTATCATGGGTCCTATTTATAAGATGGATGACACGGATGCAAATAAATTTTTGAAAACGGTCATGTTTTGCTTTTGGTTGTTCACGCAATACAGACTTGGGAGAATTGATTTAAGATAACCTTTATTAAAATCTAAGTGTAATAATAATGAAGGCGAAGACTAAACATACCTCTATGCTCATAACTATATTCGTGTTATTGCTCATAATTTTGTATAAGCTCACACAGCCCCAACCCGTGAAGCGAATCCACACGAGAGAGCGCGTCCACGTCCCAGTTCAGATTCCAGTGACCCGTGAATTTAGAGCGCCGCCAATCAAGGAATACAAACCACGACGTATTCAACAAATGGGAGTGTTACTCGGTGAAAACAACGAGACACTCCCCTTGTACGGCAAGGAAGTTCGTGGACGAAGAGACAGATACCATTATTACACGGTAACCCCGGGTGATCAAATGTACTCTCTTCCAGTGTCGATGGGTGAAAGAGATTGCATGGATGATATCGGATGCCAAGAAATCTATGGTAATGAGACCGTGAACATTCTCGGTCAATCGGGTGACTTTTCGGCGAAGATGTACCGAACAGACAATTTCTTTTAGTCTCTGTATAAATAAAGGATGCGATTGAAACAGGTGATGGAGGTGACACCGATTGCGTCTAGAAAAATAAAAGAATTATTACTGGCGAATGATAAGGAATACCTAAAGATCGGGGTAAAGACGAGGGGTTGTAATGGAATGATGTATACGATGAATTACATGAATGAGAACGAGCGCAAAAAGCTTGACGAGTTAGTGGAGACGGAAGACGGAGCTAAGATCGTCGTCGACACGAACGCATTGATGAGTATCATTGGTACAAAGATGGATTACGTGAGTGATCGTTTGAAGAGTGAATTCACGTTTGAGAATCCAAACGCGAAATCTAGTTGTGGGTGTGGAGAGTCGTTCATGACGTAATTACATAGAGGTATCTTTATTAATGCTACACATAACCAGCTTGCCAAGACCAGAACCAATCCGCCGGGCGCGGTACATCATAGGCCTCGAGGTAGAGTGCGTCCCATTCAGGGATATCCCTGTCGGTTTCCTCGTTCATTTCTCTAATGCGTCCGTTCAGATCATTCATTAAAGCTTGTGTGCGTTGGTTCACTCTATCCATATAATCACGGTAAAAGCTTCGTTCGTCGGGAATTTGATGACCCCTCGCACGAAGTTCGTCAATAGTATACTCGCGAATTCGTATTCCAAGTTGGTGACATCGTTCACGAACCGCGCTTTCCCGGACTGCAGCGGTCACTCTCTTTTTGATACGCATATATTTGAGACGGCTTTTATGGCGACGAATTTCCCTTTTTCTGGCAATGTAACCCCCGCTAAGTTCCCGGAGGCGGGCAACTTGAGGTGGTTCATCGAGCCTGACATGGACCCTCGATAAGTGCGCTTCGGGAGAAGTTGCTCGTGGCACGACCTTGTACAAGTTTTTCATATTATGGCACATTTTCAAGTATTCACCCTCCGGGATCGACTTGGCAACCAGGTCGAGGGTCTCCATGAGCGAGGTAAGGTCTTCCATGATTAAATTTTGAATTACAGAGGTCTATTACCCCGACTTAGGCCTATCAATTCTTGCAAATCTACTGGATTATTAAGCGTTTCAAATGTTAGGGGTTCGGGGTGGATAGATGTATTTGCTGGATTATTGACTACTTTATGGGGTGAATCATCTATCAATAATGTATTCGTTTCGTCATACCATGGAAACATCTCCCATACATATTTAAGTTCTTTGAGAAATACAGGCTTTCCACTATCCATAGTACCGATATTGGTACATTGTCTCTGAGAATAAATAAATTTCAGATCTTTCATTTTCTTACCCCAAATATGCCTCACAATAGGTATCGTATTGTGAGGCATAGTTGAAGACCACACAGCCACGTCATAATTATGATGCGCCCATTTAAGAAACTTTCGAATGCCTGGACGCACAAAACATTTGAAATTTCCGACTATAAAATCTGGTTTTTGGGAGGTCTTATCTCGTCGGCGAATTAGAAAGATCCCATTGAGGTCAAATATTAATAATCGCTTCATTTAAACTGGTTTAAGTTATTAATTACAAGACTATGCTTGACTTAGGTTTACTCTTCACCTGTAACATTCACACCTATCCCTCTTGTGACTCGTCCGTCTTGCCGAGTGATTGGACTCTGTGTATTGTATCTATTAAAACGAGTAAACTCAGACCTAAACACACGGCCAATGAACCGTAACCCACCGGCTTCATTGGTACTGGAACCCACCACCCTATGAATTTCTTTCGTAAAGCATTTGATATCATTATGCAACAGCAAAGGATGCTTAGGGCTGACATAGAGTAATGCTTGTTCTTGTCGAATGGGACAGTTGGACTCCATGCGTCCTGACCCGGAAACACATTTATACCCAAAACATTCAACAATGGAAGAATCAAAAATGGTAGTACCATAATTTAATATTTACATATATTTTATTCTGTGTCCGGGTTAACGATGTACTTTTCGAGAGCTTCGAGTCGGTCACTGTATTTAGCGATCAAATCGAGTTCCGCTTCCATGGCTTCCATTACATCGGAGTGTTCACCGATACCCGAAGGCTTTGTTAGGTATATTTCTACGATGGCGCGGTGTTTGGCGATCATACCCCGCGCGTGCGCTTTCATGAAGAAAATTAACCTATCTCTTTCCATTTTCATAATAGACGTAGCTCACGTTTAAGTGTATTAAATGCTACAGCCAATCAGCATGGACGTGAATATGATCATGGCCAATCGTCCGGTTTCAACATAAGAAACTTTATCAAATTCCTCGATACTCTTTGACTGTGCGACGCACCTGTCTACCGAATACGCAGATATGGCGGAACACAACACACCCAAACACGCAAATTCGGGGCGATGATATTGTTCGATCGGGTTCGCACCGGATACAATCCAGTTAGCGGTTCCTAGTATCACGCCGTATGCCGCAGTCTTACCGGCGACTGCTTCGATGACTTTAGCCGGTGTGATTTCCGGTCTAGAGGAACACGTTACGATTCGTTTACGTTTTGGTAACCGTGGTCTCGTGATTATTCTCACACGAAGGGGTGTTATCACCATTTTTTATCATTACGATGAATTCTCTAAGTAATGTCTAATCCGAATCTCATTTTCATGTGTTTCATCGCCTCCCGTAGACTTGGTTCACTCCACAGAAGCCATCTCGACCAAAAACCCGCCGTCTTCAAACCCGAGATTTCCCAATCCTCGAGTTTGCTCTTAGTCACTTTAGACATTCTTTCGTGTACCCTTTGTGGATCACTGAATTTACGAGTGTCTCCACCACCGTGTCGTAACACATAGAGACGCATGCGCATTGGGTTCTTGTGTATGGTATAGTCCGTGTATCCTTTGCCCCCAAAGTCTACATGGTCGCCATCTGGAAATGTCACTCTGTACTTCTTGTCCCGGATCGGACTTTTCTTGAGAGTAACTTTCATTATTATTAACATTTGAAAATTTTTAAAAAAATATTTTTTTTATTTTTGAAACTTTTTTCTTTTAAAAGAAAGTGAAAAAAAAATTATTTTTTTTTCGATTTTCATTTTCAAAAAAGTATGGTGTTCATTCATTTTCGAGGAGACCACTGAACAAATTAAGAATATCGGCGAAGTAGTCGAACGACGCACCCACAAAATTACCTTCGTAGTTTCGTCTCAGTATGTTGTTGGTATCGTATATGACGAAGAGAGCAAACAGTGGTACGATGATCTGAGAATACCTCTTACCCGTGAATAGCCTTACCAAAATCAAACCTATGAGACATACGAACAAAATAGAACCGAGCATCCTGAGATCATACCCGAGCATGCGCGTGACGGCACCCAATACAAACATGGTGATGAAAATGGTGACCGCATCGAGCAAAGCCTCCTTTACGTCTCTCTCACCTCGCGTACCCAATAACATACCCGCGACGGCGGACAAAGCTGTGAAAAGCATGAACCGCGTGATGATGTTCTTCGTAAACGCAAACATGAGAAGCGTGACGAACCACGCGACCATGTACGT